AGGTGTACTGCTTCGATGTGCAGTCGGAATATCCGAGAATCGTCCGTCACTGGCATTTGCTCAAGACCCCGCAGGCACTCGAAAAGTGGAGCGAGATTATGGAACAGCGCTTCGCAATGAAGGCGCTCAAGGGAACTCCCGACTACCGCCCGGACTTCGACCTCGGCCTGAAACTCGTTCTGAACAGTCTCTCTGGCGGTTTCCGAATCAGAAGCGGTGGCAGTGTGGCGTTCGACCCTGCGGTCGGTGAAGCTATGTGCTACATCGGACAGTTGCTGATTACGGAACTCGCGCTTACTTGCCCCGATTGGGAAAGTGTTGTTGAAATCAACACCGACTCTGTGTTCGTGGTGGGCGAGGAAAATGCCAGAGTGCTTCGTGAGAAGTGCAAGCAGATGAAGGAAAAGTACGATATGTTGTTCGAGGAAGAAGTGATTGAACAGGCTTACTTCCGTGATGTGAACAACTACGCAATGTACGATGCCTACGGAACCCTCCTCGATGGCAGAGGCCAGGAATACTCCTACATTTCCTACAAGGGCCACGAAACTGCCGTGAGCAAGGAACTGTTCAGGAACCTGTTACTCGACAAGCTCGACCTCGACTTCTCGAAGTATGATTGGCGTGAATTTGTCTACAAGTATCACAAGAGTGGTGCTTGCAAGTACGCCGCCATCGGTGGAAAACTTATGGAACACAAGAACTATTACTTCCTGTGGACCACGAGAGAATGTCCGAACTCCGCCACGATTCAGTTCTCCAACACGCTCATCGACTCCAAGACAGGTAGTATCCAGCCGAGGTACGGTGTGTACGCCTATTCTGTCGAGGAGCTTGAACAGTACAAGGACTACATCGACTACAAGCAGTACAACCGCGACCTCGATGAACACTTCCAGAACTGGGGAAGGCCAGACCTCATTACGACTTTCCTCGGTAACGCCAAGGAACGCAGGGCGAAGGGCCTCACCCCGAAGACTCTGCGTGAAGCTATGGCCTCTCTCTATCCGAATACAGTGGAGGTTGAATGAGACTCCAAAAGGTGTTGAACATCCTCGGGCAGATGCCGAAGAAGTCCCAGAAAGCAGTGATGGCTGTCGTGGACTTTGACAAAATGTCGCCGAGCGAGAACTTCTCGAAGATTATCGAGAGTATGATTGCCTGTTGCAAGAGCGCAACCCAGCGCGAGGTGCTGGAGGTTTACAAGGATATGAACCCTTCCGATGAAGAAGTGCTTGAAGCCTTCCGTGGGACAGGTGCAGATACCTTGACTCCTCTGTACTTTAGCGAGGACCAGATTGACTTCATCAAGGAGAATGTCTACCGTAACCGTGACGGTGACTTCCGCCTGATTCCGAAGCTCAAGAATTGCAGTGCCGATGCGATGCCACTCGAAGGCTTGAAGGCTGACGACGACATCATCAGTGCCAGACTGAACCTCACGCGTGTCGCGCCAAACGGAAGTGAGCAGACCTTCGATGGCTTGAAGGAACTGCGGAAGCAACCGTATGACGGACCGTATGATGGCGTGTTCACTCAACTCGCACCGAACCTTCGCAGAATCAAGATTATTTCGAGTTTCGCGAAGGACGAACCCCACGGCTTCTTTACTCGTGACGGTCAGATGTACAGGAATGTGTGTTCGCAGATCACTACTGTGAACCCCGCCTTCGTTGACGAAGTGTCGTTGCGCAGGGCGATGTTCCTGATGTACCTCGTGTCTGGTGCGACACAGAAGGACTGGGAAGCTCTCTACAACCTCGTTCACTTTATGGTGCGTGTGCCGAACTCCGCAACGGGATATGTGCTGTACCTGAACGACTTTGACGCTGGCGGTAACGGCAAGTCGAAGTTCATCTCGCTTCTGCACAAAATGTTCGGAGATGCGTTCACTGCGTTCTCGGTCCAGCAGTTGCGATTCACCATCAGCCTGATGGGAAAGCGACTCGTCAGTATCACGGAATACGAAGAGTCCGATTCCGCCAAGCAGTTGCAGTCGCTCATCAAGTCTATGACAGGTCGTGACAACTTCCAGTACGAAGGGAAGGGCGTTGACCCGATTGTTGCCGAGACCTACCAGAACTTCGTCATCAGCAGTAACAAGTACATCTACTTCGACGACAGCGGCATTAAGCGCAGATTGCAGAACTTCCACTGTTCCAACCTGCTCCACCTGATGCTCACGAAGTACACGAGGAATCAGGACTACCTGAACGAACTGTTCGGGAATGTCTACAATGGCGAGGCACTGCTGATTCAAAAGCAAATGTGCCACTCCCTCTTGGACCACATCGCGAAGGACAACCACACTTACAGCATCCCGATTCGTCCGCAGAGTGTCGTTCTCGGCTCTCTCAAGAATCCGATACTCCGTGCGCTGTTCGCACCGAACCTGAACTTCGATGGCTTCATCACGGAGGTCGGTGACGGTTCCAGACTCGACCTCGTGCGTCTCGCAGTTGAAGCGAAACCTGAACAAATTAACTACGCAAGTCAGACTATTCAGTCGTGGCTTGACGATGTTCAGTTCTCTGCAAGCAGAGACAACACGAGCCTGTCTTCCACTCTGCCTTCCGATACGCTCGCGAAGCGACTCGAAGAACGCTTGAGCCAGTTGGATGCCCGAAGCAACGAGCTTCGCAGTCGTGGCGCAGTGCGCTTGGAGGAAGCCGAGGTGTGTGGGTTCAAGGCAAGCGAACTGTTCGAGGAGTTCATTCTTCCGAGCTGTATCAAGTACAATGTCCCTGTCGAACAACACGAAACTTTTATCAAGGTAGGTTAAAATGGCAACGATTGTCACTGTGATTTTCCTTTTTGGACTCGTTATGTGTTTCGTATTCTGGTGTACTGACAACAGAGAACTTGCCGCAGTCATACTTACGATTATCGCACTGTGCGTGGGTTCGTATCTGTTGATTTACTGGTATCCGAAATTCCTGTGCGAGCAGAGAGTTGAACCGTCTGGGTATCAGTGTATGTACGACTTCTTCGCAGGATGCCAAATCAATGTGAAGGGCCAGTGGGTTCCCTATGACAAGTGGAGGGTAATCGAATGAACACCTGTGAACTTGTTAAAGTAGCGCTCACTCTCGCTGGACTCGTAATCGCGGGAGGGTTCGTTGGCTTCGTTATCGCTCGCTGGGCATATCACAGACTCGGAGAGTTCTGGCAAGATATGTACGAGCGAGAGTACGGAGCGAACCGAACTCTCATCCGTAAAATTGATGAGCTGAAAGACCTCAACCTTGAGTACGAACGGCGCATCAAGTTTATGACACTCGACCGGTTCGGAGTTCCGCACGATGAGCCGTAAGATGATTATGATTATGGACTTTCGTGGAACAGGTGCTATCACTTGGAAGGGTGGCACCTACATTATGGTGAACTGCGACAACTGCGGTGCCGAATACATACTGTTCGACACTGACCCAGATGTTCCAGTGATCCACGGAGTCTGCACAACCTGTTTCCTGCCAATGCAGGTAAAGAATCACTATTACTTTTGGAGACGACACAAATGAAAATAATACGCTTCTACTGGGAGCCGAACTTACAACGGGATGTGACCGACCTTGTTCTCACTGTAACCCGCCAAACGAAAACACTTCTCATTGCGGTCAGTCCGCGAAACCCGACTTACGAGTGGCGTTTCAGGAAACCTGCAAAGATTGAGGAGGGTGCGCATATCTACCCAACTCCTCGAACTGTCAAGAGTTGGGCGTTCCAATATCGACTCTTGGAGGTTGAAAATGAAAATTCTGTTTGAGACTGCATCCATCGGCCTTCTTCCTGATTGCAGACTGTGCATCGACATCGAGGGCAGACGCATCAATGTGATGGTGACTGAAACGAACATCGTGAACAACGAGACGACAGTTCTGGGTATGGCGCACTTTGACGCAAAGAGGGGTACTTATGAGTCAGATTAAGTTCAAAAACCGTTGCGGAATCTGCTACTTCGGCAGGCCGGTCGGCGAGTGGCAGGCGGTCCCCATCTGCAAGGAGTGCCTGTCGCACCGAATCGTCATCACCGAGGAAATGGAAAAGAACAATTTCAAGAACGGAGACTCGAAGCGCATTGAGCTTCCCACCTTGAAGTCCGAAAGCGAGTGGGCGTGGTGGCAGAGTGTCGCCCGCGAATCGGCGTTCAATGCACTCGACCACTTGGGTGACAGGCTCAATGCCGAAGTCGCGGAGAACAGCGAACTGCGCCACCGATACAGTGCGCTCCAGTATGTGTTCATCCAGCAGAGGCGTTCACTCTTGCGACTCCGCATTGTATTTGCTAATATGTGCGAGTTGTTCTTCACCAACTGGGTCAAGAGTCCGAAAGACTCGAAATTCTGGTCCAGAGTCAAGCACAACTTCATCTTCAAGTATGACAAATATGTGAAACACACGGAGGGCTTCGATGCCGCACTTAAACCCTAAAGTATTCCCTACCATACTCATCATCTTGGATGTGCTAGCCGCATTTCCGTACCTGCGAGAGGGCGATATTCGTCACTTCGTTTACTGGATAGCGGCAGGAACACTCACTTTGACAGTAACTTGGTAGAAAACTCACTCATTCCTTAACTCCAAAGGGCAGACCGTTGCACAATTTACTACTATTGTGTGACGGTCTTTTTTATTATCTCAAGGAGAAACAGTGAATGAACTACGGACTGCCATACAAAGGCTCGAAAAATGCAATAGCCGAGCGAATTGTGGACGCTTTGCCTTCCGGCGAGAACTTCTGCGACTGCTGTTGCGGTGGAGGAGCTATACTCCAAGCCGCCGCGTTGTCTGGGAAGTACAAGACGGTCACAGGGTTTGACATCAACAAGGCGATTGTCGGCCTGATTAAGGCAACTATGATTGACTTCGGGACTATCAACTACGAGTCCGTCCGACTCGTGACGAAAGAGGAGTTCTACGCCCGCAGGGACCGGAACGAGACGGTACTTGACTGGTTGAGTCGATATATCGCCAGCTTCGGATTCAACGGTATGGAATACCTCTGGGGCGAGAACCGCTTGAAATTGAAGTACCTGATGCAGAACGCGATTTCCGCCGGTAGCATCGAAGAACGCCGCACTGCGATGCGCGACTTTATCACAACCATCACCAAGGATCGCCCCAGTGAGGACGACTTCAAGAATCTCTGCCATCTGGAACAGGCGACCAACCTCGCACGGTTCAGGCAGGTCGAGGAAACGATGAAGGCCCGGACCACGAAGACGAAACTCTCTGTCGTGTGCGGGAGTATGTTCGACATCCCCTTCGAAAAGTACGATGTGATTTACTTCGACCCTCCCTACCAGAACACGAAGGGCTACCAGAACAAGCCGTTCAGCTCGATTATGTTCAAGGCACTGTTACAGGCGCTTATGGATTCGGGCAAGACGGTGTTCGTGAGCGAGTACGAAGCTCCGCACCCGAACTACACCGAGGTCTGGAGCGCAACGAAACGGATGACGCAGGATGCCTACAAGAACACTCAAGTTACGGAGAAACTTTTCTATGGTGGAACGCTCGAAAGCTACAAAGAACTATCCGGTGTTTCAGAGCAACCACAGTCTGATTCTGGAAGCGACCCCGCTGTACACCTCGATACTGACGGAGGAACTGAACCGCCTGTACCAGTCGGAGGCGAACCTTCGGAGGGAGGTGACGGCGTTGCGGAAGATGCTGGCAGAACGGACTCCTAGCGAGTAACTTCGTTTTCAAAATAATATAGCACCCTTACCTAATTTTATATTGAAATGAAATTGAAAATTTTTTATTTCACTTCGCAATAAAATTAGGGTAGGGTGCTATATATTTTTTGCTATGGATTTTTGAGAAGGGAGTTACTGTTAGAATCCCTTCCGCTTCCACTCGGGATGACCGATACCTTCGAAGCTGATGCCAGAAGTCATACCGTTACCCGGCATACGCATATCGCGTCCCTTCGTCAGTAACCTCGACATCTTGAGCAGAGTCGGGTTGAGCATCGGGACACCAGCCCTGTCGGAGTAATTAGCCATCAGTCGTCCGAAAGTCTCGCCAGCCAGTTCATCATCCCCGACCCAGCGAGGCTTGAACATATCACTCACATTCTGGTCGAGTCCGCCGAAGCGTGCGCCACCTGAAATGAGCGTGCCAATATCGTCCTTGGAGAGACGGTTCCTGCCGACATCCTCGACTGCCTTGAGGACTTCGGGCGGATAGGTCTTGAGCCATCCATCGGAGTAGGCATCACTGTACCTGCCCACAACTTCCTCTGGGTATGTAGACATAATCGCGAGGCGAGCGTCTTCATCCAGTTTCGGATTCTGCATAATCTGGTAGAGCTTGTAGAGTTCGGGGTCCTGCGACATCGTTTCGATAAACTCGACCGCATCGGGGTCACTGATGTTGGAGAGCCTGTTGAACAGTCCCTTGTTGGAACCGGCAATCATCTGCCCAGCCTTCTCACCGAGTTCACCTTGGTCGAGCATACCGTAACTCCGTGCGCGAACAGGGTTGGAGAACTTACCGAGGTCTGCGGACAGAGCCTTGGAGCCTTCAATCTGCAACTGTCGGGCCGCTTCATCAGGAGACATTCCCATCCCAGAATTCACATTCAGGACTCGACCGTTCGTGGTTGGATCACCAGCCGTGAACTTTGCCCTGTAATACCCACGGTTACCGCGAATGTCGTTACCGATACCGATGGCAGGAACTGATGCAGTCGGAACGCCACGCGCACCTTCACGCTCTGCGAAGGTCAAGGCGTAGGCATCCTGCAACGGTTCGGGGAACGCACCCATCCTGCGACTGAACGCTTCCGCCGCATCATCGGAGCCAGCCAGATACTTCTTGCCGACTGCACGAAGGATGTCGCGTGTCGGAACGCCGAGGATGAGTGCCGCCATCTTGAGTTCACTCGGCCCAGGCATATCCAGAAGTCCCGGTCGTTTGCCTGCCGCGAGCTTTTCAGCCAGCGCACCGCCCGGTACTGCGCTTGCGGCAATATCCGCACCGGCACCGAGTCCGCTGTCTTCACCGAGGATGCCTTCCATCATCAGGTCGCCGAGTTCATCGTCATAGAACCTGTCGGCGTTTTCCATAGCCACATCACGGCGAGTGATAGGCTGGGTCATACCGGTCGGGCGACTCTGCGCGGAACGGTACTCCCTGCGTTCAGGTTCTGCATAGCGTCTGGAATCGCGCCCACGAGTGAGGTCGAAATCGGAATAGTCCCTCCCACGACCAGCGGTGCGAGTTCTGTCAGCACTGTTCATTGCCATTTACTTATCCTCCAGTTTTCCTCGAATAAAGGAAACATCGCTCCGAATGTCGGAGAGGGTTTGTTTCATCAGGGAATTTTCCTTCTCAAGTATCTTGACTTTCGTGGAAAGTTCCTTGACCTTGGTGTAAATCCAAAATAAAAAAATAGCGGCAGGAGTGCCGACGACACTCCCGACCGTAGTCCAAACTTCGGAAAGATTAACGGACGGTTCCATCCTTGCGCCCTCCGAGAATCTTTTCCATAAGTTTCGAGACGATTACGCCAACAATCATAGTGATTATATCAGACTTGATTCCCTTCATAACCACCTACGACAGTTGAACATTTGTGAGAGCCATAAACAAGCGGGATGCTCCCTGCGTTTCCGTGTAGAAGTCATCCTGCGAGCCTGTGGGAGCCAGCGCAATGCTGGGATAGACTGTACCGATGTTTCCGCCAATCGCATTATTGCGGTTGTCGCAGGTCGGTGCAATCATAATGTCGGAGTGCATATTGACAGGGGAAGCACTTCCGGCGAATCCCCAGCCGTTCCACTTTCCAGCGAAGATGGCATAGTAGAGTTTACCGCCGTACAGCTTCTTGTCGTTTCGGATGGAGTACAGGTTGGCTTTCTTGATGCCCATTGCGGGACTGCCGTTGTTGTACAGTTCCGTAGCGAGGTCGTTCGTGTTGCACACCCACTTGAAGGACGGAGGGATGCTCAACTGGGAGTCACCCCTGTCGTACTCATAGATGGCAAGCACGAAGTTTTCCATATCGGAGGCGCTGTTACTCGTCTGCTCGACATCGAAGACAACCTTCGTGTTGGTGGAAAGGTCAAAGTCCATCACAGGCGAGAACAGAGTACCGACAAAACCGTTTCCGTTCGGATGAGCAGCCTGCAACCCATCAATACTTCCGACATCCAGAACAAACACGGTCCTGGACTTGAGAGTATCGAGCGCATCACGCAGTTCTTGGTCTGTGACAATCGTGGACGGGTCAATATCGACAAATTCCTCCGCGAGCCACTCGTAGTCGGACACGAAGATATTGTAGCTGTTGCCCTTTACGAGGTGGTCGATGGCACCCTGCTGGTCGTTCGCGTTCTGGAGCTGGACGGAATCACTCGTATCGACCGCGATATTCCACGCACCGTCTGGGTGAACATCGCACTGCTTGAGCTTGATGCAGATGTTCTTCGGGTCGGTCTTCTCACAGTGGAACTGGATGGTGTCTCTCTTTCCCCAAGTGCCGTCCCAGTCGGTCAGAATGTACATCGTGTTGTTCTTGAGCAACTTTGTACAACTGGCTACATTGAGAGTACTGAAATCGAAGTCCTGCGTGGTGAGGGTATCGAACCGCAGATACTGGTGCAGTGTCGTGTTGTCGATGCTCGCGTTGGACGGCGTGATGTAATACTTGATATAGTCAACGCTGTCGAGAGCGCCCCACTGTCCGATGAAGTGGTAGCCCATACCGTCACCGACAAAGTAGGCGTACATCTTGTTCGGCTGTCCGTCCACCTGCAACACAGGGATAATTCCTCGTGCAAGCAACGAACCAATCTGGGTGAAGACTTCCGCGCACACATCAGGGTCTGGGTTGGCCCAGTCAAGACCTGCGGCGGTTGTGTCGATAATGTTTGCGGACCCGAAGTCGATGGTCTGGTAACTCCAGCCGTCATCCTCGTCAATGATCCATATTTCGAAGTTCGTGAGGTCGGTGTTCAGTCGGTAGAACATCGCGCCACTCTTGTCAACGCCGCCATCGTCGAAGGTGAACAGGCCAACATAAGTGAAGATGCACTCGGGGTCACTCGGACCTTCTCCGTGTGTACGGAGGAACATCGGGATGTGCATATTCGCAGAATCCAAGACTTCGGCCCAAGTATTCGAGGTGCTGAACATCACACTGTCTTCGGTGATGTCAACCGATACATTGTTCTCGTTGAGAGGGTTGTACACTTCGAACAGTCGGCTACGCTTCGTGAAGAACAGGTTCCCCACGACCATATCGAGACCCTCGAAGACATTATATCTGCGAGTGACGGCACCGCCGGAGTATCCGCCGGTCATTACGAGTTCGTGGAAGTCTTCTGGCTGGAGTCCACCTCCGCCACCTTCGGCTCCCCCGAAGTATTTGTATGCGTTCGAGACATTGACTGACATAGCAACCCCGACTGTGGAAAAAAATTGCCGAGGTGTTGCTTGGGTGTTCGTGTATCGTGCCTCGGCTCACGATACCCCAAGAACCAGAGCCAACCCCGAGGGTCTGACTCTGATAAGGGTGGCAGACTTTCGACCGTCTGCCGGGGTAGTGAACCACCACGAGGGTGCTAGTCAATCGGGAGGTAGACGGATGCCGCCGAGATACCCTGATACATATTGAAGCCGAAGAGGGCATCAACACGGAACAGGTTGACGGAAGCGTAGTCATCGCCCCAGTAGGTTCCACGAAGCGGGAGGATACCCTTTTCGCTGAACTCGGTCGGGATGGTGAAGGAGTCACCGGTCGGGGACTTTTCCAGACCCTTGACGGCAATCAAGAAGTCGGGTTCCTTCCACATCACGGCAGGTGCGAGGTAATGCTTGCCGTTGGCGAGGACATTGGTCGTGACGCTTGCGAGGACGACAGTCACGCTGGTCGGCGTACCGTTGATCACTACGGTGGTGTTACCGTTCTGCGGACGGTCATAGGCGCTTTCGGTGTCACCGGTCAGCAACGGAGCCTGTGCTTCCAACACTGCGAGTGCGGCGTTGTAGTCATCGGAATCCGCATTCTTGCGCGGGCCTTCGAAGAACACCGGCTGGGCGAGGTTCCAGCAAGAGTTCGCCTTGTCCCAAGCAAGGAAATACTTCTTTTCGATGCCGATATTCTTGCCGAGGGCATCGACGCAGTTCACGACAGCGTTTGCCTGACTGTCAATGGTGAAGCTGATGCTCACCGGAAGCGGGAACACTTCGCCATCATAGCGACCGACAACAGTGTTGCTGTTGGCATCAGCGATAGTGAGACCGCCGGTGCCGACCTTACCGGTATTCTTGTCGAAAGTACCGACAACAGTCACGGTGTAGCCGGTGTTGCCAGTGATGCGGGTAAATTCCATACCCTTCGTCCAGCGGAAACCGAGGAAGTCACCGAGTTCGTTCTTGAACAGGTCAGTTCCGATTTTCTGGTTTGCACCGTAGTTGCCCATCAAACTCGGCACCATACGGTTCCAAGTCTGCGGATGCACGATACCGTAGGTAGAAGCGGCGAACTTCGAGCCAGTCGTGTGAGCTTCGGCATCGAAGGCGGCTTCGCGGTAAGCGGCATCACGAGCAGGACCAGTGAGACCGGCAGTAGCCACATACGGCTGGGAACCGCCGAGCAAGCAACCGAAGGCACGCTTGTTCACTTCGTCCTGCATATTGGCAACACGCTTTGCCATAATAGCAGGGTTCTTGATTTCGAGAGTCAACTGCTTGACGGAGGCTTCTGCGGCGACCGTAATCGGCTTCACCTGAACAGGCACGGAACTGCGCTGAACAGCGAGTCGGCCCTTTTCGGAAGTGAGGTCGAGCTTGTCGAAGACCTTGCCCGAATCCATAATAGTGACATTCACGGTGTCACCACTCATTCGTTCGGAGCCAAGCATACTTTCAACCTTGCGGTTACCCTTGGAAAGGATGTCTGCACCGAGGTTGAACTGGACGGCGTATTCCGCCATAAGGGTTGCGTTTACAATACCCATTGTTACATATTCCTTTCCGACACCCCTCTACGGTTCATTGCCTGCTGAAGTGCAAGCCCGAAGTTGTTTGTCGGCGGTAGAGTTGAAGTGTTTCTCCCGCCACCCGGAATCGGAATGTCAGTGACCTGGGGCTGTCCCTGCGGCTGTCCTTGAGGTTGTGTGTTTCCCTGCGGAGTGCCTTGAGGCTGTCCCTGCGGCTGTGCATCCAAGCCCTTGAAGTGGTCGTCGATTTTCTTGTAGAAATCGGACAACACGCGGGAGCGTTCGTAACGAGTCATTTCCACCCACTGTTTTCGAGTGGCAGGGTTTTCCATACGCTCCAGCCAAGCGTAATACAACTGCTGACCGTACTGGCGATGAATCATCTTCGCGAGTTCGGGTTCGTTGGAGTTCACATATTGGCCCCACTTCTCCGAGAGGTTGAGGAAGTTCTCGGCATCGTCTCCGAAGTTATCGTAAGCCTTATCCGACCAGTCCTGATACCTCTGGGAAGCCTGTAACGACAAGAGGTCCTGCAAATGCTCCGCCTTCTGTTCGGCGAGACTCTGCGCACCCTCATCGTTGCTGTTGCGCAACTGTTCGACTTCCTGTGCGAGTTGGTTTACGCGCTGGGCGAGCGCATTGTTACGCCCATTATCGTGCTTGCGGTCGAGTCTGCGAGAAGCGTTCCTGTAATTGATCGCCCTCTGGTTCTCGTTCGAGCCTTTGGCAGTCGGCTGAACGGTGCGATTACCGCCTGCACCCCCTTCAACTTCACGCCCACCGGCCTGGGGATTGCCTGTGTCGGTCACAGTCTGTGCAGATTGCTCTTGAGACTGGTTCTCGGATTCTCCGGTGCCACCCGAAGTTTCCGGTTCTCGCGATTGGACGGCTTTGTCGAGTGCCATCCCCATCTCGGTAAATTCATTAGCCATTTCTGGTTCTCCTGTAAGTGGTTCTGACGGAAATATACTCACTCTCACGCTGAAAGTCAAGAGCTATGTCTAAAAATCTTGAAAATTTAGACACACTCCCAGTATCACTCCGAGAGTGACGCCCGATGTGACACTATAAGCCCAAAACACCCCCTAACACCCCTCCCCTTGTCGAAATCACCCCCTACACCCCACTATATAGTAACAGTGAAAGTTAGCTACCCTCGGACGATATGCTTGACCTACCCCTTTTCCCACGCCTATGCCTAGACCCCCCCCCACGACCTCTCACTCCACCTTCGATGGTGTAAATTTTGGGCTTCGGTGTCCCGCATACAAGGGGTTCGGTGTCCGATACTCAAGGGGTTCGGTGTATAATGTTGTAGGGGTTCGGTGTATAATGCTGTGTTGTTCGGTGTAGAATAACTGCCATATTCACTTAGTCAAACCTTTAAATATATGCCTCTCATATAACTATATTTTGACTCAAAAGGGACTATTAGAGTAATACAAGAGTATTATATTTAAATGCTTATAATACAATATGAGTAAAACAACAGCGAACAAAACGGCAACAGCAACAGCAACAGCGAAAACGGCCAAATGTAAAATTTTATAAAAGTTTAAAAAAAATACTTTAAACCTATTGACAACAGCAAACAAAAGTTGTATATTTTGGATAGGTGCAAAAATTTTGCACCACTTAACAACACAACAAGAGGGTGCCTCTATGACAAACGAAACAAAAAAAATCTCCATCAAGACCGCAACAGAAAACACTCTGTTTAAGGACACTTTAGAATACGCAAATCTTGGTGCTATTCATACCGCTTTCATTGAATCGGTGGGAAACAAAAAGATGGGCGAATTGAAAGGGCAAACCACTATTGGTAACATTTTTTGTCTCTCTAGTGGTTATGTTGGCAACAAGCTCGGAACGGCCCCGACTTTTGAAAAGGTTATTTCTGTTTTCTCTGATTTGTTCAACGCCAAACACGAAGATAGCGAGGAGGAAAAAGCGGCTAAAAGTTTGAAAAAATTGGGAATCGCTTACAACGCCCTTCCTGAAAAAGTCAAAAATGCAATTACCGAGGATGTTTTCAACGCATACTAATAGACAACAGAACTAAAAAAAAATAAGGCGCACCCGTTTTGGGTGCGCTTTTTTTTTATGCGCTGTTGTGCGCTCTATGCGCTGTAATGCGCTGTAATGCGCTGTTGTGCGCTCTATGCGCTGTAATGCGCTGTAATGCGCTGTAATGCGCTGTAATGCGCTGTTGTGCGCTCTATGCGCTGTTGTGCGCTCTATGCGCTGTAATGCGCTGTTGTGCGCTCTATGCGCTGTAATGCGCTGTTGTGCGCTCTATGCGCTGTAATGCGCTGTTGTGCGCTCTATTCTCGAAACATTTTATAAAATAGGTGGATCCCAGAGAAATTTTGTACAAATTAAACAATTACAAACAACATAATAAAATAATACGGTCTAAAATTGGGCGGACTAGCGGCGGTGGTTCAACTTATTGTTCCATATTGTTCTACATTTCTGTTGGGCGCATTTATGCACCCACAAATAAAAAGAAAGGTTGACAAATGATTAAAAATAGTTATAAATTCTTTGAGAGTAACTGGGGAGTTACGGTTGCTGTAACTGCCCACAAACACTTCACCACCATCACCACACTTGAACTCACCGAGGAAATGTCCCTCAAGGCGACACGCACTTACATTAAGTGTTGTGACGGAGTCATCATTGATGACCACGGCGAAGTGACTGACCTTGAGCTTGGCAGTGAGTGCCCTGCTTGCCTTGCAGTATTTGACGAAGTTGATCTGCCAGTGATGCTCGCCAGTGCCAGTGCCCGCAAACATAAAGTTGGAGGGCTGGTCTTCGGTGAAAAGACCGCATTGACTCTGCGCACACCTTCACGAGTTGATTGGCTGTTCAGGGAGGTATAATATGCGAGTGACTATGATGCAGGCACCTGTACTTGAATGGCGAATCACAGCAGTGAATTCGGAGGAAATGAAGCCTATAACTTTCTTTGGCACTTACGGATATGCGAAGTGCAAGTTTGATGCGTTCGCGAAGTTAGAGATAGAGGGTTATCTCTCTTACAAGAACTCCTCGACAGGCTGGCGTACCATCGCTATGACAGTTAAAGATTAGTCTGAATGACTATCACAGGCATCGGCGAAGTGCCGGTGTCTGGACAGTCAGTTAAACAATCAAACAAGGAAGGTAATATGAACTTCAAGTCAGTTGAAAATCAGATTCAGCAACACATTGAGCGCGAAGTGCAAAGTGAGTTAGGTCTGGAAGGCTTCTTTGAGGAAGTGGTATCCAGCGCACTCGCACTCATTGCGTGTGATGCCAACGGAATGTGTCACTTTGAACAGAGTGAACTCACGAAGCACATCTGCGAGTCGTACAGGTACAAGCGCAAACAGCGCCTTGAATACCACCTTCGCGGAGTCATCGACACTCTCAAGTGCGAAGTGAAAGACAGCATCGAGGGGGTAGAAAAGGTACGATAGACTACACTAAACTTGCGAACATCATAGCAGTGAAAGCTCACTCCACCCGAGACGAGGCGTGGGGTGGGCTTTCTACTGCTTATCTAACTTTAGACCGAACACGCACCGAGCAGGAACAGGTAGCTTACCTCCTGAAAGTCGGAGTCCTAGCGGTCAAGAACGAGTTACGAAGCAAGTACATTGACTCCAACAGCGGGGTTCTGCGTATGGAGCCGATGACTTCCGAAGTCGGAGCGACCGATGAACGGACAAGCGAGCGACTCGCGAATGACATAGGAAAGGTACTAAACCTGTCGAGCGAAGCGGTCGGAGTCATCCGTTCCATAGCGGACGGAGAGTGCGGTGTCAGTCGGGACGCAATACGCTGGCACTTGCGAAACAAAAAGGTTGCGAGGTCACGAAGTAAAACCACAGAGGTATTAAATGCACTTCAACGAATATCTTCCCAGCAACAGTAAGAGCTGGTATGACTACAACAGAAAACAGGCCCGCAGAGAAAAGATTGGCGTGGCTCTCACTGTCCTGTGCCTTCTCATCGGCTACTGCGTGGTCGGCTACATCGAGGTTGCGGTATGATTGACTACGACTTCATTCAAGAACAGTTGAGTGACATCCGCAATGCGGTGTCCGAAAGACCTGTAACTCTCACCGATGAAATCGCGACCGCCATTGAGACGAGCTGTGACTGCATCGAGACTGAAATTGAGGACGACACGAGTGAGAGCGTACCGTCTGGCCTGGAGGAAATCGTGGAAATGATTCCCACCGACCTGTCCCTCGGTGAAGTGATCTCCCTCAAGGACACCATCAACGACTGGAGAAGGAACTATGGCTACCCAGAAGTTTAACCCCACCGAACAAATCTTCACTCGCATCCAGACTATGCTGGACGCTGGCGTAGTCCCTTGGCACAAGCCGTGGGTAGTCAACGAGTTCGGCATTGTCCGCCGTACCTGCGGAAAGCCTTACAGCTTGCGCAACCGTATGCTGTTGCAGTATGCGGGCGAGTACCTGACATTCCAGCAGGCACTCAAGGAAGGCGGTTGCGTCAAGAAAGGTGAACACGGAAGTACCGTGTACCTGTCGAAGGATATTGTCAAGCACAAGGGCGACCCAGAGCTGGAGGAACACCGCCACATCCTCTGGGCCTTCACTGTGTTCCGCACCGACCAGTGCGAAGGCGTAGCCAACAAGTACGAACACTTGTGGAAGCGAGGTGGTGAACCTGTCGAAGACACTGCCGCTATGCAGGTCGTGACAGATTACTGCGACCGTTGCGGTGTCCGTAGGATTGCGGGAGGTAGCGAAGCCTTTTACAGTCCGACCGACCACACTATCCAAGTCCCAGGCAACTGCGCATACGAGAGTCGCGAGCTGTATTGGAATACGATGTTCCACGAACTCGGACATTCCACTGCGAAGATTCTCAAACGCTCGCAGGGCGGGTGCTTCGGCTCCAGCAAGTACGCCCGCGAGGAACTCGTGGCGGAAATCTGCGCGGCACTCTGCCTCGGCAAGCTCGGCCTTGACACCGAGTCCGCTATGCTCCAGACAGCAAGTTACATTCAAGGGTGGAAGTCTCGTATCCGTGACTGCAAGCCCAACGAGTTCGGCGAAGCCTGTCGCCTTGCAGAACAGGCATACAAACTCATCTTCAAGATTGAGGATGAAAACTCTAACTCCAACAACAATGAGGAATAACACTATGGAAAACAACAACAACATCAACGCATATCTCCGCAACTCCGAGGAACAGCCCGAGGAACAGTGCAACGAACAGTCCGAGAAGCAGGCCAAGCGCACCATCACTGACAAGAAGCGTGCTATGCTCGCCTTCAAGGGAATCCTTGAAGTTGCACACGCTCGCAAGGCCGTGAGTGCCGCAGTCGAGACTCTCATCGAACGCATTAAGTCGGAGGAAATCAAGAACATCGAAGTCGGTGACCCTGTGTTCGTGGATATGTGCGCCTTCGCACTGTTCGAGTCCACCAAGGAACCGAAGTTGAATCCTGAACGCCTGCTCTATGGCGTGTTCAAGGTACTCATCGCTGACTATGTTTGCGAACTCCAGAAGAAGAACGACAAGGAGGCGAAGTAATGGAACTCAACCTCGATAATCTCGAAAAGGCACAGGCACTTATCCAGTCTATGCGCTCCGACCTCGACAACCTTGAGCGTGCCGTGGAGTCCAAGGTGCAGGAGAACAAGGACAGCAGTTCGTTCGACTGTCTGGCAGTTACGCAGGTTCAGGTCTATCCCTTCAAGGACTGCAAGGGACTCGGCTCTGTGAAGGCTCTGGCGAATGTCGTACTGAACGACCAGTTCCTTGTGAGGGGCCTGAAAGTTATGGACGGTTGCAACGGACTGTTCGTGGGCTACCCACTCGATCCCTTCTTCAAGGGTGAAGAGTTCCGGTCGCAGGTCGTGCCGATGACTAGGCAACTGAGGGAACATATTGAAAACTGCGTGCTGGAGAAGTACCAGCAGGTAATCGGAGATTAGTTTCCACCTGCGGTGTCGCTCGCCTGTGCGAGTGGCATCGTGGCGGGAATTAACCCGAACTCAACATAAAGGAAAACTACTATGGAAAACTTGAAACTCCTCATCCCCAAAATCGAAAAGTCCAAGACCTACTACCTGCGCGACACCAAGCGTGACTTCATCAAGAGGGTGACTGGCGAGGACATTACCATCAAGCTGAAGTTCCTCGGCACTGACGGCTCCGGCATCTACTCCCATCGCATCTACTGCGAGGTGGACGGCGAGTATGAACTCTCCGATGTGTGCGAGGAGGACGGCACCCTCCTCAAGCCTGTCGAACGCGAGTCCGCGTACTGCGTCCTCCGCTGGTACAACAGGGTGACCCACGAGTGGATACACCGCCAAGTGAGGGACGACTACCACTTCAACTATAACCTGTACTATTGCAAGAACTATCAGGTGACTTCCTGCGGTAGCCTGATGAATGACGATATGGCTGAATACAACGAGTACGAGTGGAGTTGGAAGTCGATGGACTTCAACTGTTGCATCGACAGTGGAATAATGCCGAACGACAACCTGTACCAGTCCGAGTCCGATGTGCGCTTCTACTGCCGCTGTCCTTCCGTGTCCTCGCTCTCGCTGGCAAGTCACTTCTGCGTGAACGATGGCGATGCGCAAGTCATCCAGACGAAGGTTCAGGACCTGCTGGACTACCTCGACAGTCGCGGTATCACTATGGTCTATGACGAGGAGGAGGGCGACATCTGCTTCTACAACAAGTCCGAACACCTGCCGAAGGGATACACCATCGATAATGACGACTCCACGAACGGACATCCCAAGTCCGTGCGCGCTCCGAAGTCCGCCCTACTCAAGGTCAAGGGATTCAGTATGAGCTATGTCAACTGCGACTGGGGTCTCAACCTGAACTACACCGAGCCGAAGAAGGAGGAAAAGTAATGCTGACTGCGTTCGAACTCAACGCCATAGAGCGTACAGTCAATGCGCTTGAGAAGGTCTCCGAGGGTATCGCACTCCTCAACAACACTTTCGCGAGCGAGAAACTGCCGAAGGTTCCCATCTGTCCCGACCGTCCGATGCCGAAAGAGTGCAAGGACTTTGACGAGTGGGCGAGTGACCTGTCCTTCGATGACCGCAGGCGCTTGATGATTTTCCTCTGGCAACACCCTTACTGGCACAGTACCTGTGCGAGGGAGGAAGATGTGTAGCGCGTTCTTTGCACTGATATGCGCCATCGCAGTGGTGGCGTACCTCTCACTCTGGTACTAGTCTCTTAACTCGGAGAGCTTCCCGAACTGGGGAGTTCTCCTTTTTTTATGTATGAACTGGTGGCAGGTCTTGCACAGTAACATAAAGCGGGAAGGGTCGAGGTTCTCGTAGTTGGTCTCGAACTTGTGGTGAACATCTAGGTTCTGGGTACGCTTGTACTGCTTGCCACAGAAGTCGCAGGTATTGTTGTGGGACGCAAGCATATACTTGCGGAACAGGAGCCAGCGCGGAGTCTCCCTGAACTTTCGGTGTTCCTCCGCTTGCTTTTGTAGAAATTCTAGTCGAGTCATTTGCTATATTGTAGTGAAATAAGCGGGCGAAACGCCCACCTAACTTACTACAATATAGTAAACCTCGTATCAAAGGAGTAACCAATGTCTATTCGTGAACAGTTTGGCAAACAAGCCACGCCCGAAACCCCCAACCTCAACAAGCAGGTCGAGTGCAATGTTGACACTCGCACCGATGTCTGCGAACCGGCTCCCTGTGAACCTGTGGACGACCGTCCCAAGTCCGCAGTGGACGAGAATGTACTTCAGGAACCCACGCGCTTCGACAGTATGTCCTACACCAACGACCTCACCGATGAGGATGTCGAGAAGGTAATCGAACTCCACGCCGAACAGATTCGTACTGGCTTCCGCAAGAAGGAAATCTCCGCGAAGTGGCTGGCCCGTGTACTGATGCGCAGTAACAAGACACTGTGCGAACGCTATGGTCGTGGTACTTCCGTCTCCGAAATCGTGTCGAAGGAACTGTCCGCCAAGAGTGACGACCTCAAGGACCGTCTGATGGAACTCACCCCGAGTGCAAGGGCTAAACTTCTTGCTGAACTCGGCATCGGCTAATCACTCCCTTCTCAAAATTCCATATCAAAAAATAGGTAGCAACACCCCCAATTTATAAACGCAACAGAAAAAAAAATTTCGTTTTTATTTTCTAGTAAGTTTTCTATTGGGGTGCTACCTATTTTTTATTCGGAGTCACTCCGAAAATTTTTCAAAAATATGGGCGTGTACTCCGGTATGCGCCCAACATTATTAAGACGGCAAAATAGGGGTAAAACCACCCCAGAGTTTTGCCGAGTTCAACACGAGGTTATATGAATGACAACACAAACGAAGACTCAAACGACAACAGGGTCTGCAACTTCCCAGGCAGTGACACTGACGACTGCCACGGAAGATGTGAAGAGTGCCCGTACTATGGAGCAACTGAACCAGATGCTCGCCACGATAGAGAAGCAGGCTGGGGACTTGGTAGCTAGTCAGGTAGTGCGCGAGGGCTACCTCGCCCACGGTCACCCTGCCGACCTTGGCTTCATCCACCTGAACTCTATGACTGCATCGCGCATCAAGAAGGCGTTCCCACTCGCGGACAAGACCAACCCTCTGTTCAAGATTCTGTATGCGAAAGGCAAGTACATCGTAGGACAGGGACTCGTCAAGAAGTACGAAGCCCGCAGGGACGGCAAGACTTTCGACCACACCAAATGGATCAACTCGCAGTTCAAGAAACTGTTCAGCGAGCTTGACGAGTTCAAGGACACTCTGGCGGAGATTGGCAATGCTTGAGGTCGGTGAACTCGATGACATCTTCTGGAGGCTGGAATCACTCGTCCGTTCAGATAGCAAGGTCATCAGGAAGTTGAAGCCGAAGTTCAAGCGACTGTGCGAACAGGCCACGGACTTCGACAGGGTTGAGAAACTCTCACGCTTCCCTCAATGGCAACAGATTGGGCAGTCCAACCTGCTGTCACTCACCACCCACGAGTCTGCTCCGTTCGTCAAGGTGGCACTCGGTCTGGCGCAGAGACGCATCCCGCACTCCCCGGTATCACTGATGCTGTGGTGGCGCAGGATGGTCGCAGTCGGTCAGACCTCCATCTTGACTTACTTCTCGTGGGCTGGTGCGGAAGGGCTGGCCCGATTCAACTGCATCACAGGAAGTGACATTGCTCGTATCTGCATAGGTAACGAACAGATGTTCACGAACTTCCGCAACACCTTCGACGACGACAAGTCCGTTGACCTCCGCATCCGCGAGGCACTCGGTGGTCTGTCAATGAAGTCCGATGTGAAGCAGGCGTGGAAGGAATGGGCACTCAAGAACCACCCAGATAAGGGTGGCGACCCAGAAAAGTTCCTGACCGTAAAACTGATTTACGAAGAGTGGGAATCTCTCCGAAAAGGTATTTGACAATGACAGTCAAATTAGCGATAATACTATGGGTGATTGCGGCTACGGCACTCGTGGTATTCATTAACATATTCAAGCCGAAAAAGTAAACTCAACAAAAGGAAAACAAACTATGAAGTTTGATTTTATCAAGGTATCTGACAAGAAACTCCGTTCTATCATCGCTGGCGGTATGGAACTCGGTCCGCGTGGCGTACTCGATGGAGTAACCAACCACAGCCTCGTAGTCGCCTATGACAATGATGGTTTCAGCACTGGTCGCATCGGCTTCGCAGTCGGTATGGCATACGGCTACAATGTGAGTGAACTCAAGACTAACGAAAACAAGGTCTATGTCCTCGACCCTGTTGACGGAAGTGTTGTTTACTACGACCATATCGTGTCCCTCTCCATCGGCGACTGTCCCGAAGTGATCGTGGACCGTGGTTGCGGTTGCACTGACTACGAAATCGCGAAGGTTGTCGGACTCTCCGATGACCTCAAGAAGTTCCGTATCATCGTCAAGCACAACGGTGAGAATACTGAAATCGCCTTCGACAAGGTGCAGTTCATCGACAATGTGAAGATGACTGTCGAACAGAAGGAGGAACAGTAATGGCCGATGTCGTTGCATTTGAACACGAAGTCCTGAACGCACCTGCGCAAGGGACTGACGCTTGGCTTGAATGGCGTAAGCAGGGTATCACTGCTACCGAAGCTGGCGTGATTATGCACCCTGCGTACAAGCGCTCCGCACTCACCGTCTACACCGACAAGCTCGGTATCACCACTCCCGACCAGTCCGATGAGGAAGGGTATATGGAGTGGGGCCACCGCATCGAGGACTTGCTCGTGAACAAGTTTATGGAAATCCATCCTGACTTCCACGACTGCACACAGGGCAGACTCTACCAGTGGGAATGGCGCAAGTGTTCCCTTGACGCGCAGTGCTTTGACGGTGACGGTAAGCCTGTCATCATCGAGTGCAAGACAGGTCAGGCACTTGAGAAGTGGGATGACGGAAAGATTCCCGAAAACTACTTCGCACAGGTGCAGTGGCAGATGCGCATTACTGGCATCAGGCGTGCGTTCTTCTCGGTACTCATCCAAGGCCATATCTACTTCGAGCGCGAAGTGAAGTACGACCCCGAATATGTGGACGAACTCGAACACAGGTGCAGGGTCGTGTGGGATGCCATCCAGATTAAGACTCCACCTGCCATCTTCGGTGACGGTGATGCGGACAAGACTGCTATTGCGGCTCTTGCTGGAGAGTCCGGTCACACTGGCGAACCACAGCCGATCTCCGACTCGGATGTTGCGAAGTTCAAGGAACTCAAGGAAGCGGCTGACAAGGCCAACAACGAGTTCGAGAACTTCAAGAACCGTCTCGGCTTCACTATGGTGGAAACCTCCAAGCTGGTGAAGTCCAACGGAAAGGTGTTCGCCTCGTGGGTGGAACGCAAGGGTAGCGTGACTGTCGATAAGGCACTGTTGCAGGCGAAGTATCCTGATGTGTACGAAAAGGTACTCAAGCAGGGTGCTGGCTCTCGCTACATCAAGTATAACCCGTAGTCTCCCTGCTACGGTCCCACTGCTCGATTCACTTACCACAACACTCGGGCAGTGGGTGTTAATTGGGTGTCACTCGTTTCTCTCATCAACTGCCCAAGTTGGACTATTTATTTGTTTCACCGAGTGGCATCCAATTAGCACTCGGCTGTCGGGGTGGAGTCCGTCAACCCTCCATCCCGATAGTCGTTTACAAAAGTTTACATAGTAATTGGGGCAAGGACGACTCCCCTTTTACTACATTTCAACTGAAAGAAGTCGTCTAAGTAATGCCAAAGTAAAACTGAACAAAAGGAGTTAAATTATGGCACAAGAACAAGAACAGAAAAACATCCTCGCTGGCAACACTTTCAAGCGCGAGCAGTTCCCGACTGACGAGTATATCTCCGCCTGTTGTATCGGGTTCTTCTTCGCAGGACTCAAGCCGAATCAGAAATACTCGAAGTCGAAGGACCCTGTTCCTTCCGTCAAGTTCCTGATGGCTGGCTACCTCCGTAACCCTGATGGCACTATCAAGGTTGATGAAGACGGTGAGAAGGTTGTCGTGAGGAAGTGGACGAACTGGAAGAGTTTGAGTTATGGCGAAAAGGCTGGACTCGTGCAGTTGTTCAAGGGTGTCCCCAACTTACAGGGACTCTTGACCTCTAACGCACCTGACGGTGAACTCTGGAAGACACCTTTCAAGATTCTCGTGGAAGCCGCCGCCAAGGATGGGTACAGTAACATCACTCGCATTAAGCTCGGTGGTACTGACGATGTGCTTGACATTACCTACAACAAGGACTTCGTTCCTTACAAGGTAGTGAAGGCTTACGGTGAAGATGTCACTCTGGAGCAGGCTTACCTCAAGACTGACGAAGGTGTGAAAATCTACACCAACGAACAGATGGTGGAACCCCCTGTTGAAAGTGACAATTAGTTTTACCTCGTGTTGTTGAGTAACCCATCGGTGGACTGCACATCCATCGGTGGGTTTTTTTTTTGTACCTGAACAAAGGAGTAACTGTGAAGCTATCAGGAAACTATAATATCGAAGATTTGGTGCGCACACTGCAAGGTAACTTCTCGTGCCAGACCAGAGACAAGAACGCGAAGGGCAAGCCGCTACCCGCAGAGGAACAGTGTGTGCGCCTGGAACTGTTCTTCTTGGCGTTCGAGTTCTACAAGGCCACCAACCAAGTCAAGGTTTACACCCTGTCGGAAGACGATAACGGTGTAAAAAAGATGACTCCCCTCTGTACGCTCGGATAAAAATAATATATATTTCAGGTATGTTAGACAGGAACAACGCACAGTTACTTATCGACATTGCGATTAACCCAGACACTCCACCGAACACGCGTGTGAGTGCCTGTGACCTGTTGTACAAGACAAACGAAATGTGTGGCAAGGACATCACCAAGATACTGCAACAGGTGGTGGACGACCATAGAACCAAAAGCGGGATCCAAGTCAAGGCACTCGCCCTGATGGATAAGGTTTCAAATGATACCGGTCGAGAACCCGAACTATCGACCGAGGACGAGCAACTCGTCAGGACACAATTACTGGAGAGTTTCGTCAAATGTCCGAACAACTCCGATTGATGCAGGTACTCGAAAAGTTCAAGCCGAGACTTGCTTACAAAGAACTAGACAAGACAGCACTGGAAATCAGCCGAAGCGCCGCCGCAGGAAACTTGGGTGACGGTGAGGACAACTACGCAGAGTGGGCGATGATTACCAACGACCCGCTGGTGGTGGTGAACCTCGTCAAAACCTACATCACTGTTCAGGTGAGCAAGTTAAGCGGTGCGCCCTTCCGCCCCGAAAACGAGAAGCTACTGACTATCGGTGCTGGCATCCGTCTCAACTCGATTTTCACAGACACTTACAACGATGTGCTGAACGATGGCTACGCCTTCCTCGGCGTGGGTATGAGTGAGGGCGTTCCCCAAGTGAAGCCCATCGACGCTCGGTACATCCTCTATAACGGTGACGACCCGACACTGCGCGATGCTACCGATGTGGTGGTGTTCGACATCCTCCCCATCGACCTCGACAGTGAAGACCACGGCGCGATGCTGACACCGGCGTTCCTCGGTGCCTATGTGGACTACGATTCCAGCGCGGAACGAGTGAAGGTCTCCCACTATCACAAGGACAAGAAGCGCAATATCTTTGTACTCGACATCTACGACAAGGACCCGGAGAACCCGCAGACTGTTCCACTGCCGGGACTCGACCGCATCCCAGTCGTGAGGTTCGTGGGCGAGCGCGTGGAACTGAACGACAAGCGTTATCACTATCGCGGCATCTACTACCAGATGGCGAGCGTACTCAAGGCCCTCACGCTTGCTGGCACGAAGATTCAGACTCGCACTGCCGCGTCTGACGATGACAACTACATCGTGCGAAGTGACGCAATCGCGAACAGCAACGAGTCTTGGAAGAACTCCGGTGCAAAAACTGTTGATAATGTTGACCAGAACGGGAACGAGATTCCGCAGGTACAGTTCGTACCTCACGACAACGACTTCCTGATGTCCGCGTTCAACACTTGGAAAGATGTTATTTCCGATATGCTCGGACCCACTGTCGCATCTGGCAGTGAAGCGGTGACGAGAGAAGAAGTCATAGCACGCAATGAAGTAAAAGATGCAATCTCGAACACATACCTGACACGGATGGCGAACTCTATTGAGGAAGTTTACCGTTGTATCAATATGCTTATGGATGGCGACACCAACAAGGTAGTTATCGTAGGCGGTTATATTGACTCGGTCAAGCGCCAGAAGGATATGCAGAATGTCGTGAGTATCTACAACTATGCGAAGGAAGCAGGACTGAACACTCAAGGTATGGTAGTCGAAATGCTGGCTCTCACTGACCTCCCGAAGGAGACGAAGGAGAGTATCGCGAAGACATTCCAGCAAGACCCCTACAAGTCACCGCTTGTGGTCCAACTGCAACAGCAGAACGCAGAGTCCCAGAAGACCATCGAAGCTCTCCAGAGACAAATCGCACTCCTGCGTATGCAGGCAACCCAGCGTCTCGAAAGACAGGCGGAGTTCATCGACTCCAACGAACGCATCAAGCGTCTGGAAATCGCCTACAAGCAGTGGGCAGACGAACAGAAGCAGACGCAGGAAGCGAATATGCGACTGCTCGAAGACTTCCTCTCGAAGGGAGACTATCTCGGTGCGGCGAGCGTTATCGCCACCATCCGCGAGCAGTCCAACTCGTTGCTCTCCGACCCTGTGCTTAACACTCTCGCGAACCTTAACTCTCCCGAAAATATGCAGAGCGTGCAGAGCGCACTCGCGTCCACCGCACAGCCTATTCCTGCACCGCAGGGACAGCCTCAAGGTCAACCGATGCAACCGCAACAGCAACCGAACCCGCAACAGCCTATGCCACCGACACTCGGACGCGGACCGGCTAGTATGCCGAAGTTCGGTGCGGCGGCTACCCTGTTCAACAACGCATAAGGAGTAACAATGTACCAAGCAATTCTCGCGGGTGTTCAGGCACTCGCAAACAAGAACGCACAGAACCAGCAGACGGCACAATCCCTCTCCCAGAATCTCGGCGGAGTTCCAACGAAGTCGTGGGACGGTCTGGACGAAGCCGAACTGCAAAAGATGACACAGCCTGAAAACGATGACTTCGGAGGTTTCTGATGGACTGGAGTACACCCTTTGAAACATTCAAGAAAGGACACCAATGGTTCACTGACGCAATCGGCCTGACCGATACTCAAGCATCCAACCGTGCCTACGATGCCGCACAGTCCGGTATGGGTACTGCGAACTCGCAACTCGATGCCGACACACAGCCTTCGTTCGATGCTCTCCAGAGTGCTTCGTATGGTCGCGGTCTCGGACGCAACCTCGACATCTACGGTCAGCAGATGCAGGGTGCTATGGACCAGACTCAACAGGCTGGCGACCTGTCACTCGGCGAAATGGATGCCGGTAGCGCAGACAATGTTGCGAACTTCGTGAACCCGAAGACTGATATGATGCTCTCGCAGACGATGCAGAAAGTTCAGGGTGGTGCCGGTTCCGCACTCCAGAGCAGTGCCGCCACTCGCAACGCATCGAGCGCAGTCGCGAACAAGGCCGGTGAAATCTGGGACACTGCCTACAATCAGGCAATCCAGAACTCGCAGAATAACCAGCAGGCAATCACTGGCTTCGGCAAGTCCGCAGGTCAGTTCGCGAATATGGCACAGCAGAATCTTGACTCCCAGAACCAGCCCGCACTCGACTGGATTAACCTCAACAACGACCGCGCTATGACTCGTTACGGTGGAAATGTCGGTCTCTCTCAAGCCGCCACAACTGCCGCAGGCCAGTCGCAGGCGATCATCTAGGAGGAACTATGGCTAGACTCGGACTTAAAAACTACCAGACACCTTCCTTCAACATCCCGACACAGGCTCCCGACCAGAGAACTCTCAACCAGCTCTCGAAGTTCGGGCAGTGGCTCCACTCTGTCTATGACTGGAAGACCAACGGTGACAAGGACGGTGACGCGGACAAGGAACCCTCCAGCGCTGACGATGAGAGTGGGACTGACATCAGCCCCGCTTCCACCAGTGACCGTTCCTTCAGCGAATCGGAAAACCAGAGCGACAAGGACTCCTACGACCTCGGCTATGACCCTGCCGGTGTGAACGCGGAAGAAGCGTTCCTCGCAGGTAAGGATGCCGAAGCCCGCGCAAGTGAAGATTACAAGGACTCGATGGAAGAAGCCTACAAGAACGCTATGAAGGCTCGCGGGGAGAAGTTCCACTCGATGAGTAACGCCGCCGCCATCGGTTCAAGCGGAGACCCCACCCTCGAAGTTCAGGACTTTGTCGGATTCACTGGCAAGGACCGTGATGGAAAGGGCGGTCCCGCCACCTACAAGGCACTCTACGACAAGGTGTACGAAGACGGCGGTGCAGGTGCGGACAAGCTCACTGCGGTCGAACCCGAATACGGCTGGGCTACGGAGACTTTCGACCCTGCCACTATCTCTCTCGCACCGGCTGATGTCGATGGCGGACTCGAAGACCTTGACAGCACTGGCAACCAGCAGTACCAGAGAACACCTCGCGGTGGGTACAGGGGGCATTGATGGCACTTACACCTGAACAGCAGGCTGAATACTTCGGAATCGCTACCAGCCCTCTCCGTCAGCCGCAGAACTTCCAGTACGGAGTCCCGATGGGAATGACTCCGGTTTCTGGGGATACTTCGAACAGCGGAGTACCTCTGATGGCTCCAGACACTCCGCCTGAAATCAGACACGGTGACCCGCGAAAGCCCGCACCTGCGGACAACACTCGCACGGTCAGCCGCCTGAACAATGTGAAGGCGATGAGTAACGCGAAGATGCCGAACACTCCCGCGATGGACGACAACGCAGGTGTGGGCAAGGGCGTGACGACTCCGCCTCCGCAGGTTGCCATCGGTGCGCCTCCGCAGGTGGGCGAAGCGCCTGTCGAGAGCAAACCCCTCGATGACTACGGATATGGCGACAACCATCAGGCTGAACCCAACCGCAGACAGGTACAGCAGACTGCACCAGCACAGGCTCCGCAGAAGACTGGCGACAAGTACCAGTCCATCTACGGCTTACTGTTCGGTAACGAACCGTATGACGAAGGCAAGAAGTGGATTTCCTATATGGAACACGGTATGCAGTCCCCTGTCAACGACAACTCTATGCTCCAGAGGAATGTCGCAAACGAAATTGCACTCCTCAAGGCGAATCAGGACAAGAGTATCGCGCAACAGCAACTCGACCAGCAGAACCGTATGTACAAGAACGACAATGCCGAAGTGCGCTACAAGAAGATGGCACTGTTCGACCAGCGAAAGTCGTTGCTTGACAAGTGGGAAAAGGGTAAGTTCCTCGGCGATGATGAGAATGTCACCAAGGACTTCTTCGACAACCTCAACCGTATCGACCAGATTCTCCACGATGAGTATGATGTCGATACCCGACTGCTTGACTATCCGTCCACCAACCCAGGCGGTTTCTCCACGCAGTTCAAGAAGGAAGTCACTGACCCGACCAATGTGGCTATCAACCTGTCGAGCTGGATGAAGCACATCTACGACCAAGTGCAGAAAGACCCCTCGTGGCTCAACTCGCCGGAAGGAACCGAAGCCTTCGATAAGCTCGGCGAATACTCCATCCTGCAAGAAGCAGAGTCCAAGGGTGCTATTGCCGATGCCGAAAAGGTGCGTATCCAAGTCGAGACTATGGCCCCTGTTGACCGCCAGATTTACAACAATGCCATCCAGCAGTTCCTCCTCTGTAATCAGGCTGTTCAAGTCCTTGCGCAGTCTAACCAGTTGGATCACTCCACACTGGCATCGTTGCAGGAATGGGACCGACTGATGAACGGTCTCGGTGACTATGACGATGACAACAAGGAGGGCGGACGCTCCCAGCGCGAAAGTCGTGACGAGTACCTCAAGGGTTTGAGGGAAGCTATGAAGAATCCGTCCAAGTCACTCGGAAAGGCCGGTGGCTCGTTCATTGCCGACACTATCCTCGGTGTCTACAACGGACTCCAGAGGGCAGGGCAGAACATCCCCATCGAACTCCAAGCCGCTGTGTCCTCGATGAAGAACGGTATGGACCAGTACCAGCAGTACCTGATGCAGTCCGCACCGACCAACAAGAAACTCATCTGGAATGTCGCAAGTCGTGTGTTCGACAGGGCGCGTGACAAGAGTGCCTTCTGGAATCGCGTGGGCGGTCACAGATACGGTTTCGGAACCGGTCACCTGTGGAATCCGTCCAACCCGCAGTTCGCGGACTGGCTCGGACAATATCAGGCACAGTTCCCGAACGCCGACCCTGTTCTCGGAACTGGATTTACTACATCCAAGGAACCTCCGCATCCAGTGCATCCCGGTGCAGTGGGCGGTGACTATGGTGCAAACAATAACTAGGAGTGACTATGAGCGTAACAACACTTGGCGTAACTAATGCTTCGGTTCGCTCGAATCGAAACAAGCGCAATTACAACAAAGTAACAGTCACGAAAACTCCTCGTGATGCTCACGGTCGCCCGATGCAGACGAACGCCGAGAAGCAGGCACAACGCTCTAGGCGCAGGGAGAACTTTACACAGTACCTCAAGACCCATCCTCTCGCTGGCGAACTTATCGACCAGATTGTAACTGCCAGACAGAACTTTATCGTAAACACGATGACCGGCGGGAAAATGGATGACCCTGTGTACCTGTGGAAAAACCCGCAGTCCGCAGAGGAAGGTATGAGTGTGCAGGTTGTACCGAAAAGCTCCGTTGACGAGAGCAAGGACAAGTGGTACACCTCCGCGCGTGATATGCTCGATATGATTTACTACAACACTGCCTACGATGATGATGGCAATGTTGCGGTTGACTACGAGTTGCCGGACATCTACGACTATGCCTCGCAGAAATTCCTCGACCGAGTCGGGACTCTCCCCGATGGACAGGACGGCGGAAGGAACGAGTACCGCGATGCACTCGTTGACTACCTCAAGGACCACGGTTACGACAAGCGTGCCGGTTGGGAACCGCACACCGTACTCCAGCAACAGCAGGAGTGGCAGGAACCCACCACCGCCGCGTCCGCACTCGGACTTCTCGCACCACGCGAAACTGCGATGAAGCTCGACCCTGAAATGCAGACTATGGTACAGGCTGGGAACACTGGCAACGAAGTCGAAGCCGCAGGCGGTGACATCGGTGAACTCGCACTGTCCGCTATGACGAAACCGTTCAAGTTCCTCCGCTGGCTCTCTCGTCTTCCGAGAGGCGAAAGGCTCGCTATGCGACTCGCTCCGCGTGTGATGTCCGCCATCAACGGCAGAACTCCAGAACTCGCTCGGATGTTCGCGAGGGGTGTCGAAGGCGCTGACAACAAACTGATGAATTTGTCTGTGAAGCATCCGCTTCTCGCATCCTCGCTCGGAAGTGGCATCCAGAACTCGATGATCTATGGAGCCGCGAAGGGCTATGACGAGGTGACTGACCCGAACAACTACTTCCACTCCTCTCCGTTCAACTTGACGGACCTCGGTGTTGCAGGTGCTGTCGGTGCCGGTGTCCCTCTCGCTATCGGTGGCGCTGGAAAGTTGCTCAAGATTGGTGAGCCGACTCGCTCGATGGTGGAAAACTTCGAAGCCGCAAGTATGCCCCAGTCCGAACGCGTGAAGATTGGTCTGGCCCGTTCACTGATGCACAACAACCCCAGAGTCGGTTCTGTCCGTCCCTCGGATATTTCTGACGAATGGATTGACGACCTGTACGGAGTGCCTAGCTGGAACGGATGGCTCAACGCAAGACTCAACCGCTTCGAGAACGCCCATCCCGATATGCACTACGCTATGCGCAGGTTGCCTGAAAGCAATATCGCAGTGACGAAGGACACTGACGGCCTACTCGCACGAAGCAAGATGGGCTTCGGCGATGACCGTACCGCCATCGAACTGGTGGAAGACCCTCGCACAGGCCGTCTGGGTCGTGAAACCGCTACATACTCCGGCGGTCGCAGGGATGTTGCTGGACGAGAGGAAACGAACAAGTTCAAGAGAACGACTCCGTACTCCGTGAGCGACTGGCGCAACCAAGTGAATCCTGCAACGCTCCGCCGTATGGACCAAGTTGACCCAGACCTCGCAAAATCGTTCAGCAAGACCAACTCTTACGATGACGATACCTTCGAGAGTATGATGTCGTTCCCTGGCCGTGATGGTGAATTTGTTGTGGAAACTCCGAACGAATTTACTCGCAGGCAGTCCATCTTACGCGAGAACAAGAAGGGCGAGAAGGTTGCCGACTTCCGTGGCAAGGAGGTGTTCGCCTCCGATGAAGGCGGTGTGCCTCTGCCGTTCCGCGACCAAGTGAACTTCCGCAGGGCAAGACGCGACAGAGGTATGCGCGAAGCTGCATCTGCTGACTTCACGAAGAAGCACGGTCTGAACAGCACTCCGATTGAGGACATCGAGGAACTGATGAAAGTACCGGGCGTTGCGAAGGCCGGTGTGACTGCAACCCTTGGCGGTGCAAGAACCATCGGTCGCAACATCAACCAAGGCACTCCGAAAAACACTTACAAAGACGACAAGGAAGGTAAATAATGGCTACAAAATCTATCGCCGCCGTTGACACTCACAGGTGCCAATACCAGAACGGTAAGCTGACTGCTTTTCGTGGCACCACGACAGTGAGACTCAAGTTCTATGACGGTGCGGACAACGAACTCGGTTATGTTGTTCACATCAACGCGAAGGGCTACTTCTGCAACCAGAACGGAGACCTGTACAGTAACGGTGTCTTCGTGCGTGAAGATGCGACCATCAGGTACACTGCCCCTGACGGTGCTACTACCTCTTGGACTGTCAAGGGTCCGATTGATACGGATGTGAATGACGGCAAGTTGCTCGACCTCAACGGCAATGTGGTGTGGTCTGCGAACTCCGGCAACAACTACACGCTGAACTACGAAGACCTCGCGAACAAGCCGAGAATCAACGAATGGGCAGAGTGCGACCAGCTCGTGACCGTCACGAGTGTTCCGGTTGACGAAATCGACACTGTGACTATCGACCGCCATACCAAAATCTTGACGGTGATTGCTGGTGGTGGCATCGGACTTCCGTCACAGCTCCGTCTCAAGCTCACTCCAGAAGTGGCTACGCGCTGGGGTCAGGTGATTGAAGTGAAGAACAACACGAACTATCCCCTGTGGCTGTTCAATATGGACCTCTCGATTGCGGCTATCATCAAGCCGCTGTGCCGTGCAACTGTGACATACGGTATCGACCAGCTCTATACTTCCGAGTCCATCCCTGCACCGGTAAGTCCGGGTGGTATCAGCTACACCGTCCGCGACGGATGTCCGTTCCACTTGCAGTTGAAGGGAGACTACACGGCGATTGATGCTCAAGCCCAATACTACACGCTGAACCTCGTGAGCAACACGATTACGATGTTCGTGTTCGAGTGGATTCCGAGGAATACTTCGACAGACAGCACACTGCTTGTGCGTGTAAACGACCCCGATGGCAATGCCATAAAATACTTCTGGGTAAAACCGTACAGTTCTGTTCTCTGTATTGCTGGACTCGGTGGTAAGTGGCTCACTACTATCGGTGACGAACAGGTTGGCGAGTTCATTGAGACACAGCATCCCGAAAATACCTCTGGCTCCAGAGCAGGGCAGTACGAAGTGTCGTTCAGGAACGAAACTGACACCGCAGTACTCGCTTGCGACCCGATGGGTCCGGGTGGTGATGCCTCGAACCCTGTGATGTGCGACTTCTATTTCAACTTCTATGCGAACAGGAAAAAGCCTATCACGATTTTGGCGATGAATGTAACCTATGCGTATGTGGCATACCGCTTGATGAAAGTGAAAGTCGGCGGTGTGGAACTTCCGATTAACTTCGGTAACGGATGGGCCTACATTATGCAAGCGAAGAACTTCAGCAACAATGAACAGGACTATATGAAGTTCCTTCGCATAGAACTTCACTTCCCTATCGTCAATGGTACTATGAACTGTATAGCAACCGCAAACTGGACAGGTACTAAGTAATGACACAGCGCCAACTGGAACTGCAACTATGCAAGGAGAACTTTATGTTCTTCATTGCATATTGTTTTAGGTACATCTACAAGACGGACTTCGTTTTCTACGAGTTCCACAAGAATCTCGTGGATATTCTATTGCGACTCCCTGACGAGAAGCGAGTGATTATCAACGCTCCGCCACGAATCGGCAAGACCGAACTCGTCAAGCACTACATCGCTTGGCGGTTTCTGAACGATCCCTCGTCAAGTGTGATTTACTGTTCCTATGACGAAAAGCTCGTTGCCCGAAAGAACCGCGAAATCAAGGACTTGCTGATTTGGCTCGGAGACCACTTCGATATGCCGGAACTCAAGCCCCTTTCGCAGGTCAACGGAAAGACTGAATGGGTGAACAGGGCCAACGGTACGATTATCGCGAGAGGTACGAACAACGCACTGACCGGTAGCGGATGCTCGACACTCCTAGTGTGTGACGACCCGAACAAGCCCGCCGACCGTATGAGTGCGCTCCTGCTCAACCGCAGAAATCTCACCTTTAAGTCCACAATTCGTAACCGTATCAACACTCCCGATGTGCCTATCCTGATTATCCAGCAGAGAGTCGCATCGCAGGACTTGACCGGCTGGCTGTTGACCGACACGAACGAAAAGTGGATTCAGTACAAATTCTCCGCACTGAAAGACAACGGTGAGAGTATCTGCCCGGAGCGTCTGCCTGTCGAAGAAATCAACAAGTACAAGAGTGACCCCTTCACCTACAATGCGCAGTACCTGCAAGTACCTCTGGACGATGTTGGCAAGCTGTTCTCGAAGGACAAGATTAAGTTCTCGCTCACTCGCCCGCCCTTGAGTTCGATGCGACTCGTAATCGCAGTTGACGCGGCTGGCAAGGACGATATTCTCAACGACTTCAACGCCATCAGTGTGATAGGTAGATGCGGTCCGAACTACTATGTTCTGGAGGTGCTGAACTTCCGAGCAGACATCACTGTGCTTATGCAGAAAGTCCGCGAAGTGCGAAGTCGGTGGGGCCAGAGTACGCCCATCCTTATCGAGAACAAGTCGAACGGACTCGCCGCCATCCAGCTACTGCGTAAGGAAATGAGTGGCGTGCTGGAAATCAACCCCATCAAGGACAAGGTGGAACGCGCACTTGTCGTCAAGTACCTTTTCGACTCCGAAAATGTATATTTCGCAGTAAGAGGCTTGGTCTTCGGCGACATCCTCGCACAGTTCACGCAATTCCCGCACACGAAGCACGATGACATTGTTGACTCCGTAGTACACGGTATCACTTGGTTGCAGAAACTGCCGATGAACGCGAAACCGAATCCACAATCTCAACAACAACTTCACAGACCTCACTATGGGAGACCGTCTTATGCAGGTAATGGATATTGTAAATAGGGCTTTGATGAAATCCGGTGCAGTCCCTTCGTTCAACCCTGACGAAGTGCCGGAAGATATGCAACAGAGGGCCGCTGATGTTCTCCGCCACGAGATCATCCCAGACCTGAACTGTGACAGGACTATCGACATCACGGAAATCGTGAAGCCGTACAAGCCAGAGTTCGGAATCATCGACCTCACGACTCCCCCTCTGGACTATCCAGCCCAGCAGTACGGGCCTGTTCCCCAGCCGTGGAACTGGTTCACTTCGAGGACAGTCGATGCAGGACTGGGACACCTTGTGTTCGCGAACCTGATGGACTGGCTCGAACAGCGCGGACTGCTCATCATCAACGACCACCAGACTTACAGTGACATCGAGTTCGGCACGGAATGGGACACCGACCAGTTCGGGAAGCAGAGGGATATTTCCATCTGGACTGCCGACTTCAAGCTCATCGAGCTGAAACTCAACAGGGACGGCGGGGCTACCTTCTCCAACCTGTACTCTCGTCAAGGCGAGACCATCGAACAGTTCAGGGACCGGCTGACGAGCAGGGTGTTCAATGTTCCCTTCGCCCCGATGCGCGTGACTGATGTGTTCCGTCTCACAACCGGCGAGGAGTTCAAGTATGTACACGCCAGTGAAATGGTGAGTGCCGAATACCGTCACGCGACCTACATCTACACGGTCGAAGACTATATGGGTACTCTCCGTCTGCGCTTCACTGTCAACAACGGCGACCAGCCTGTGCTTCTGGTGTTGCCTGTGCCGATTACGGTGCGCAACACTTTCGAGGAACCGAATCCTTGGCAGGGCGAAATCGTTGCTCCAGAGAAGTTCAGGTCGTTCTTGCTGAACACGCTCGCGTGGCGTATGGCTGTCGAGTACGGTATCGCGACTGCGCCTGAAATGCAGAAGCTCGCCGAAAAGAGCTATATGAACCTCGTCAAGAACCTGACGAAGCAACAGCACCCGCAGGACATTTCGAGGAAGATTTTCAACTACCTCGAACGCGGACGCAACTGGAAAGGTAACGGCTACTGCGGAGGTCGCTATGGCAGATAAGGTCGGCAAGTTCAACGGCATCGCAGTCTACCATAACGGTATGATGGTGTCAGATTATGTCAATATGATTCCTCGTGGTGAGACCTGCACTGACAGGCAGGGTGAGACTGTTGTGAACGCTACGATGTGGACCCAGAAGTACGATGTGCGCGGTCACTTTATGGACTCCAACGGCAATGTCTACCTCGTCATCCGAAACTATGTTCACAGGTTCACCTACAACGAGCAGACAGGCGAAGTGGCCTACGCCGGTGTTATGTCTGGATTCATCGGAGAGAACTATACGGAGTCGTTCGAACTCGTTATGATGGATACGCCTGTGTCCTTCTGCGAATCTTCCACGAAGCCCTCGCAGGTGTATCTCTGTGACGGTCGGTATGTGTACTGGTGGGGCGTTGACAGTGACCCGAACTATCCCTTGAAGCGTCAGGCGTTCCAGATTGGTATGCTCTGGTCTCCCAATGTACTCGCCACCGGTATCGACTCCGAGATTCAGCCGGACCAGTACGATGTCATCGTGAACCCGAGTGACAACAAGCTGAACCTGTCCGACATCGTGTTCATCGACCAGATTGACTGGTTTGACAACAGGCTTGTCGGAGTGCAGAAGTCCAAGAATACGGTCTGGCTCACTTGCACTGACCCCGGACAGTTCTTCCGCAACACGGCAAAGAATCCCTTTGACGAGGACGACGGAACCGACCTGTGGCATAACTGGTATGCTTCCACCAGCTCTGCGGACAAGCTCGTGGGTGTCGTGTCCTTCGGCGGTCAGCTCTACTTCCTGAACAACAGGAGTATTGAAATCTGGGGCCGTACCGGTAACGAAGACGCGCCCATCCAGAGTAACACGACCCAAGTGATCCATCACGGTGCAAGGAACCCTGTCATTATCGCAGACATCCTCTATGTGATTGCGAACGACCAGATTGGCGGTGAGTACATTGCCGCTATCAGTAACGGTCAATTCGCCCGCGTGAGCAACCCAGAAATCGACAGGCATCTGGAAGCACCGACCGACTTGCAAATTATCTCCCAGCGCGAGGAAACCTACCTGATGGTGCGCCTCAACACTTCCACCGGCGAGAGCTTCGTCTTCTCCGAAGGCAGGTGGTGGCACTGGGTCGATGATGTGAACGCGACTCACCATATCAGGGCTTCCATCGTGAAAGACCTTGCCATCACTACCAGAGGACTGTTCGTGCGCTTTACGGACGACAGGAAGAAGAACGCGGACGGTCACCGTATCACGAGATATGTGCGCGACTCGTTCGCCAACTTCGACATCCGTAAGATTATCCGCAGGGTGGCGCTGGTGATGGATAGCGGAGTGAGACAGGACCCGAACCTGATTACTGACGATGACAGTGGCAGGGACATCTACCTCAAGGTGTCACTCAACCGTGGACTGTCGTTCTCACAGCCGCACTACCGCAAACTCGGACTGTCTGGGCAGAATAACAAAGTGGTTGAATGGAGGAATCTTGGCTCAAGTAACTCCGTTCTAATCGAATTTGGTACTTCCTCGGAGTATATTCTGCAAATTTATGATGTTAAATTAGAGCTACAATAACCCCTTTTATTTGCGTTTTCGGGCATTTTCTAGGGCTTAAAATTTTGTGCCTATTGTTTCTATTAGGTGCAAATTTTAAGCCCTTTTTAGCGCCTTAAAATGCAATTAACAATAGGGCAAAAAGCCCTATTTTTCTATACTATATGTTTAGGCGAAATACGCCTAATTTGAACCACAACACTCACACGAGGTATTATGAAGATAACTTTCTTCGATATTGAAACCTACAAGCACTACTTCTGTATGTGCGCCATCACTCAAGATATGGATACAATGCAGGAAGTATCCCGCACCTGCGTTGACTCTGGGACGAACGGTCAGGTCGGGAGCATCGAGGTGAACCGAATCATCGAGTGCTTCCGCAACTCCGACTATATCGTTTCCTTCAACGGCTCACGCTTCGATATTCCGGTACTCGCCAAAATCAAGAAAGATGTGAAGCGTATGGGAGGCACTACATCGAAGTACATTAACGCCGATGCCAACGACATAATCGGCTTTGACTCGAACAACCACCCTGTCGTGCGCAACCTGCCGAGCGATAAGGAGTGGACCGCAAAGCACTTTGATATGCTCACGAACTGTCTCCTGAAGTATTCCCTGAAACAGTGGGAACTCTATTGCGGAATCCCTGTCAAGGAATTGCCGTACAACCCCGCAGAGGAACTCACCCCTGCGATGATGGAAGAAATCAAGCAGTACTGCTTCCACGATGTCTGGGCCACGAGTGTGCTGTACTGGAAGTATGCCAGCGGCAAGACCAAGAGCAAGTTCTATTCCCTGCCCTGTCGTGTCGAACTCATCAAGGAACACTACCCCGACAATATGTTGATGCGGTTGGACCGCACTCCGCAAGCCCTTTCTGCGGCTATCATATACCGCACCAGTGCGCCGATCCCTCCGAAGTCCCTCTATGCCCTTGAGCTGTTCAAGCTGGACGACTTCGATGTTCCGCAGGAGGTCAAGGACTGCATCAGGCGCGTGGACGGTCAGCGCATCCCTCTCACCGGAAAGGCAAAGACGGAGTTCGATGCGAGCGTCTGCTACAAGGGAATCCAGTTCGGTCGCGGCGGCTGTCACTTCATCCGCAAGGGCAAGTTCCAGAAGGTGTACTGCTTCGATGTGCAGTCGGAATATCCGAGAATCGTCCGTCACTGGCATTTGCTCAAGACCCCGCAGGCACTCGAAAAGTGGAGCGAGATTATGGAACAGCGCTTCGCAATGAAGGCGCTTAAGGGAACTCCCGACTACCGCCCGGACTTCGACCTCGGCCTGAAACTCGTTCTGAACAGTCTCTCTGGTGGCTTCCGTATCAGAAGCGGTGGCAGTGTGGCGTTCGACCCTGCGGTTGGTGAAGCTATGTGCTACATCGGCCAGTTGCTGATTACGGAACTCGCACTTGCTTGCCCCGACTGGGAAAGTGTCGTTGAAATCAACACCGACTCCGTGTTCGTGGTGGGCGAGGAAAATGCCAGAGTGCTTCGTGAGAAGTGCAAGCAGATGAAGGAAAAGTACGATATGTTGTTCGAG